CGTTGAACACGATGCCTTGGACTCTTCTCCTAAGTTGACAGATGAAGGCATCAAGAAAAAAGGTAATGCTCCAGTAGTTACACCCCGTGGTGGAATTGGTGATGACCTCCCACAAGACATCAAAGATTTCCTGACTGAATTGGCAGCAGGAGTAACAGAGTTGGTTGACCAGGGTAAGGCTAAAGAAGCTCTTGCCATGATTGACGAACAGGCACTGGAGGCCGATCAACGTGTTTGGTTGGCTAACCAGATGTCTTCCACCGTGCGTACAGCACTCAAAAATGCAAAAGGTTAAATAATGGCTGACTTCGATAATACAAACAGAGGTTCTATTTTTAAGAACGATAAGAAAACTGAGGAAAAACATCCGGACATGAGTGGGTCTATCAACATTGAAGGTGTTGAATACTGGATCTCTGGCTGGAAGAAACAAAGTAAGCAAGGTGCTAACTTCATCAGCTTGTCAGTACGTGCTAAAGAGCCTGTTCGTCAATCTAGCCAGCCTACCACCAAGGCCAAGGCTGATGACTTTGACGATTTCTTCTGATTAACGGGAGAAAGCGGATGCTGTGCCAGAGCCTGGTCTATTGGTGACATGACTAAAGGGTTTCAAGGGCTGTCATGAGCAATGCTTGGAACTCCGTGAGTTCGAATCTCACCAGACGCAGCGAGTACCCCACCTAATAGGAAAAAAATATGACAGCCATCAAAACATTCAAAGACTTCTTTGACATCAAGTTTCCTCGTGTCAGATCAACAGATCCGATCACATCGTTTGAGGCGGCAGATTCAATCAAAGATGTTGCGAAACGGCAATATCAAATAATTCTTGATTGCTTGTCAGAACATGGGCCACTTGGCAAAGATGGCATTGCAAATCACAGCAAGTTAGATGGAGCGCAAATCTCCAGGCGACTTGGTGAAATGCAAAAACTTGGTCTTATCCAACTGACAGGCAAAACAGTCAAATCAAACAGCGGACGTAATGAAAGAGAGTGGACAGTATGAAAGAAACACAATCGTTTGGCATGACAGAGTTCCAGGTCATGCAATGGGCACAGGCTAGGGGCATCTATGAGAACGGTACAGCACTAGGTCAAGCAAAGAAAACGCTTGAAGAAGCTGCTGAACTGGTGGCTGCTGTTACGGCCAATGACCGTGCAGAAATTGCCGATGCCATTGGTGATGTGATGGTCACTCTGATTAACGTAGGCGTTCTGACAGATATGGACGTTCGTCAATGCTTCTATAACGCTTACAAGGTCATTGAGCACCGCAAGGGCCACATGAACAAGGATGGTCAGTTCGTCAAGGAGTCATGATGCTTTGCGATACTTGCACCAATACAACCCATTGCATGAACCTTGGTCGATGCAGCCTTTCGTTAAAATTATCTGCTCTTGACAAACAAGTCTCAGGCAACCACTACAAAGACAAAGGCATCCAGCCTATCGTCTACATCCATGCAAACGATCTAGGGTTTTGTGAGGGCAACGTCATCAAGTACGTTACCCGCCACAAAGAAAAGAGTGGGGCTGCTGACATCCAGAAAGCAATCCATTATCTTGAATTGCTATTGGAGCTTCAGTACCCTACGCAGGGAACAGAGCCAAAGCCTCGTTAGTATGCTTGATTCGGTCATCAAGACCGATAGTGCCGCCATTGATCTTCTTGGTAAGCGCCAGCATATTTCCTGACTCGGCTAAAGCATTTAACTTCTGGGTGTTCCAAAACCATCCAGCAGTTAAAGCAGCATACTGAGGCGTTGCTACTAAATCAGGCTCCATGATGAAGTCCACACCCAGTGCTTGCCCTGCGTGGTAATAGTTAGCAGATCCGGTCAACTGAATGCAACCACGGCCACGAAAACGATAGCCATCCCCAGAAGCCTCGTCCCGATTGCCCATACGGTTTCCGTAAATACGATTTGCAATTTTCTTTGGTTGTCGTTCATATTCAGCAGCCTCTTCAGGCGTAAAGCCCCAAACCCTGCGCTGTGTGCGAGGGAATAGCTTAAGAAGCGTTGCAGCACGGTAGTTTAGGTTTTCTTCCAGCACACGGAAATTACCAGATTCATGTCCGCACTGACCAATAAAAGATGCCATCTGCCTTGGCGTTTTGATCCCAAAACGGTCAAACGTAGAATTTAAAGCGTCAGCCCATTCAGGAGCAATGTGCAACTGTTTTAGTTGTTCAGGGGTTACCATTGATGATATTCCTCATGTTCTCGTAAGCTGCTACACAGGCATTTAGCTGGTTAATAGCTTTGTCGCCATCTGCTGCAATCTCTGCAATCAACCTCAAGGTTTCCTGTTCTGACTCGGTTGGTCCTGTATTACCAGGAGCTTGGTCAGGCGGTCCACTAGGTTGGCTTCTCTCTTCATTGATATCTCTTGGGGCAACGGTGGGATTTGTGGGGGCTTGTGGACAACTGGCGGTGGGGAAGCGCACCCTGCCAGCACGAATGGCAGAATTAAGGTCCATTTGCTTTTTGCTGATGACATCATTGGCCTTTCTGAGTTCGGTTTCTTTAACAGAGATAGCCTTAGCCATCTCCTGCTCTTTAGCTCTTGCCTCTTCGTTCTTTCTGGCAATCTCAATTTGCATTTCGGTATTGCGGTCACCCCAGCCACGCCCATAGCCCCATTTGTAAATCCCAAAGATCACCAGCAAAGCTAGAAATACAGCAAGGGCTGTGCGTTGAATTGAGGTCATGTTGCCTCCCTACGAGCCTCGGCGATCTCCGCACGGTCCTCATCGTCTTCCAAATGGTCTGGTGGTGTTGTCGGTGGTGGGCCTGGCGTCCAAGATTCATCAAGCTCTGGGTTCTTCCACACAGGCATAGCACCAAAAGGCTGGCTTGGAAGCCCATAGGCGGACTGTGGAGGGGCGTAACTGCTCTGTTGGTAGCCACCCATCATTGGCTGGCACATAGGCTGTTGTGGAGGCTGTGGCGTGAATGCCTTGGCTGCTGTAGAAACCGCACGTTTTCCGATAACGCCACCAATGCCGCCAACGATGAGCAACACAATGTCGTTCAGCATCTTGGTGTACGCCTGATCTATCGGAGCCATCGACTTGATTGGCTGCGTAACGAACGTCACGGAATAAAGCAAGGCCGTCACGATGCCAAACAAAATGATGGTAACCGCCACCACTACAAAAGCCCAAATGCGGACCTCTAGCAGCGCAATTTCTTCATCAGCGGACCGGAGTGGGGTCAGAGGCTGGTTTGGTTTGCTCAATTTGCTTCTCCAAGATGGGCGCAACAAGGTATTCAGGACAAGTCTGTGTGAACTGGCAGCGAGGTTTTTGGCAGCGTTCAGCGTGGAAGTTGTCAGGGTTTTGGCAGAAGTATCGGTACTGCTCATCGCAACCAGCAAGCAGTAGGATGGCTGCAGCAAGGTATTTCATGGCTTCATCCCATACATAACCAGGTAAACACCAAAGCCAACCAGCGCAAAGATAACAACAATGCCACCCACAACAATCAGAATTTCGACAAGTTCTTCGCGTTCTTGCTTGGCTCTTAAAGCCCTGTCACGGGACAGTTGAGCATCAATCTTGTCTTGCTTGTCCATCTCGGCCACACGGACCATGATGGAGTTCCAAACGTCCATGTTGTTCGGGAAGAATAAACCTTTGACCTGTTCCTCAAAGTCACGCTGGGCTTTTAGGTCAAGCTCAATCTGAACGGCTTGTCCCATGTTGGAGCCGCCTTTTTTCTTGGCGACTTTTAGTGCCTTAGTAACTTCGTGCTTTTGCTCAAAGTATCGACCCAGCAAAGGCCCAAGGCTGCGAACATCATCCGCAGTTTTTGATGCTTGCTTAATCATGGATACCGTCTTTTGGACAGCAGCCATAGCCGTCAAGGCCATTGTGATCGGTTCCATTACAGCAAAACCTCAATAAATACTTTGATGCACCAAATAATCATGCAGACAAGAAGGGCCGCCGCAATAAAGCTGACAGCCCAATCTTTCATTGCACACCGTATTGAGGCAGCATACCGATTCCGTAGTTTGCCAATGGATCGTTGGTAATCCTGTTCAGCAAGCCTGGGACTTGGGGTGTCGTGCTTGGAATCAATCTGTTTTGGAATGGTGCGCTAGTAATTGCAGCCCTTGTTGCAGGACGGCCAAGAACAGTACCCATAACAAAAGGATTGGCTGTTGCGACAGCTCCAGTTGTTGCTGCAAAGAAATCAAGTGGGCTGATGCCGGGAACGCTACCAATAACAGCAGGGTTTTGGAATGCTTGCTTGTATGCCGCAGCAGCATCCGACATAGCTTGCAGTTCAGCAGGAACAATCTTTCCAGCAGCAGCACGTTGACCCAACTTAGCACCAGAAACGTCACCAGTAGCAGCATTCAACGACTTTTCAATCGTGTAGCTCTTGGCAATGTCTTGACGAGCTTGCTTGAAGTTCTTCATGACATCAGGCTGATTGAAGTTTTGCAGGTTGCGTTCTGCAAGATCTTCAAGTTGATTTGAAGCAAATTTCTGAGCCTTAGCCAAACGCAACTTATCAGCATCGTTTGATCTAAAGTTGATGTCACTGTCAGACCGCAAAATTTTGATTTTTTCAACCAAAGCATCACCGTCAAAACGCATTTGCTTCAACTGATTCAGCAAATTCAACTCTGGACCTGTGTCAACAAGATTGCCCAGCTTTTGAATTTCGTTGGTTCGCTTGTTGATGTCAGTGATGAATTTTTTATCTGTGTAGTAAGCAGGGTTGGCTCTCAAGGCATCGTAGGCTTGGCCTTTGACATTGCGATATTGCTCCAACACTTGCGGAGTGATTGGTGTATCAGGAGCAAGACCCAATGCCTTACGAGCCTGAGCATTGATAACTTCTTGGTTCTTGATAGACGCAACTTGGCTAGTCTGTTGTTTTCCAGAAAATCCTTCAAGCAAACGATTCAGCATCGTAGGATTGACCTGAGTAGGTGGCAATGTTGCACCTTCAGCAATAGCACGTTGAGCAACTTGCTGAGATTGTGTCAACTGGGCTGGCTGACGAGGCGTTGTCATAGCACCCACACCCGCAACAGGAGCGGCCATCAAAGCACCAGCGGCCATCTCATTGCCCAACTGAGCAGGATTGATAGTCCCGGTATTTGCCAACTGAGCAGCACCAGAAGTGATGCCACCACCAAGAGCAGCAGTACCCACATTCTGAGCAGCAGCAACAGTACGTGGAGCAGCCTGAGCAACAGCTTTAGGTGTAGCAGCCACCAATGACTTCTGAATGCCACCAGGAAGGGCTAGGTTGAGCGGATCAAGCATTGCCG